TAAATAAACCGCTCATTACCGTAGATTTTAAATCCCTCTACACCATCATATTTTTTGATGAACTCACGGCACTCATGTACGGTCCCAGGTTTGATTGCTTCAACCTGTTCTCCACTAAGAGTCTTATAGAACGTCTTCTTTTGTGAGGGCACAAAAAGGGTCGGGTTCCACTTCTCGCGAGTTGTGAAGCGTTTACCGTCTTCATAACCCCTAACGAGGAATTGGTTCCCGACCATCTGGACGTTCGTATAAAATCTCACTTAGTCAAGTTGCCGTACAGTTCCTTGATTCTATCAGTTGGTTCGGCAATGGTCAAGATCTTATCGGAATGAATCTTGAACTTTTGATCTCCCGTAATATCACCCAACCAACTTTTAAGAGTTCCGTCAGGCATAATATTAAATGGTTGTACCAGAATACAATCTGGTTCACCAATATCAGCAGATGGTGCTTCCTCTAATCGAGAAATCAGAGTTCCACCAGTTTGAAAAATAATAACTTTAGGGTCCATATCAACAGTCCTCACAACTATCAGTTACTACCATGGATTGACTTTGATCCTCTTCCTCTTCTTTGAGGATGTCAACCAAATACATACGATGAAGTTCATTGACAGGATCAACGAACGTTACGATCCAATCAAGAGGAACTGGGAATCTATAACCTTTACCCAGAGCAATCCAAGGACTCAATTTAATCTCAAAGGATGCACCACCCTCTTCACTAACCTCTGGATCACCTGTTTTTACTATACAGGGTTTGTTAAAGAAATATCCAACTACTTTGTCTTCGAGAAGCATCTCTTCAACATCAGTAATGATTTGTTCTCCTGTCTTTACGACAGCTAATTTAATTGCCATGACTAAACGAAGTTTAATGTGATATTAGCACGAAAAAGAAAAGTGGGCAAGGGTTGATTCTGACCAACCCTGCCCGTGCGGCGACGATATTTGGGTATGCCCCGCAGTTATTTATAGGTAGTCTTTGCGAGCATGATGTTCTGGAACTACTTTACCAAGTTCAATACTTAGTAACCCATCCTCAAAAGTAACTGATCTAATTTCCGTATCATCACTGAGCGTCCATGCTCTGGTGAAAGATCGTTGAGCCATTCCTCTATGGACGTAGTTCGTATCTCCTTTGGATTCTTTTTGTCCTTCGACAAAAAGTTTTCCGTACTCGGTGTAGACATTTACCTCCTCCTTTTTGAATCCAGCAAGCGCGATTTCTAAACGCGACTCTACATTGCTAACCTGGATCAAATTATAGGGAGGATAGTTGGTAGATGATTCATGGATGTTGAAAAGACGATCAAAGTACTCGTCCATTCCAATACTATTACGATTGATTCTATCCAGAAGCTGCGAAATATCTGCAGCACCGTATCTCATGAGGTTACCCATGGTTTTAGCTCCTTTACTAAGCGAGTTTATGTTGTGTGGACCCCTTCGGCATCCACTACTATTTAACCATAAACTACAAAAAAGAGTAACCGTAATAACCGAATATGGTTATGGGGTTAACCGTTATTGAATGTGTGGTCAGCAAGCATAGCAAAAAGTTGAGACTTCATATGCCACAAGAACTCTTGTTCTTCATATGGTCTAGCAGGTGCTCCTGGCCATTTCTCAATTGAATAACAAGTATGGTTATAAAGCATACGAACATCATCTATTGATAAAAATAGTTGATATTCGTATGACTCTTCTTCCATTTGATTACTCGGTCGCTTCTACTTTTTTCTTCGACCCAATGTTATACTTCTGTTCCAGGATCCAGTCGTTCTTATCTTTATAGGATAAAACCTTAATTTGGTTTAAAGGTGCGATATCCATAATGGATTCGCCATCTACTACGCTAATTAAACCCCAATCAGAGAGGAGTCTCGCAATCCTGTTCCGTCTCTGAACATCATTTACAGTAAGGTTTGCATGTTTGCCATCAAGAGCAAACAGTTCCTTGAAGTGAGTGATGTAATACCTACCTTGCTTGTGAAGAATGTGGCAAGACTGATAAAGTTTCTTTTCTTTGCGTGAAGCAACACCGATACGAGTAAGAGTCTCACGAACCTTCAAAAAGTCATCAGGTTCATTCAACATAACTTCAACCATCATCTCAGGTTTCCAGTTTACCTGAGGTTCAATACTGTTTGTCATGTTCCACCAATGTCAAGTCGTTTCTTAATAAAATCTATTTGATCTTTTGACAAGATCTTCAATGCCTGCATTGCCTTCTCATTACTATAACCATAGTATTGCTTGACAATATCAAGATCAGTAATCTTATCCTTTCGGAGCCAAGGAGAAAACCTTTTACGCTTCCTCAAACTATTTAGATAAAAAGAATATTGCATGTCTTTATCAAGGTGACCATTCTTATTCATCTCATTGGCAAACAAAACACAATCTAAATGACCAGACAAGCAACGATTAACAATGAATGGTGGATATGACTTGATGTCCTCAGACAAATCTTCTTTTGTTTGATTGATAGAATTCAACCAATCTTTAAGTTCCATAGTCCTCTTCGCGAAAGTTAGAAAACTCATGATCATTTTTTCGATAAACTGGAACTAATTGATCACAGTTTAAACTATCAATTACAATATCACCCGCAATACTAATTCTGTATTCATCGGTAGTATAATGAGGATAAACTGTATGATTTAGATCTCCTGGAAATAAAAGCATAGTTCCTTCATCTTTTTTACCCAATCTAAATGGATACACTTGAAGTCTTCCAATAGAATCAAGATAATGAATAGTAACATTGCCTGCTTCTGGATATAGTTCTATGGCATCACCAGATTGCTCATCCTCATATTCAAAAGGAATATTCATCCAAATAATGAATGTCCAAATTGATTGATGATCATGAAGTGGTTGATATTCACCTTTGCCAGAGACTCTAACCCACCATCGATTCATTTTAGGAATCGGATAATGACTAGTCTTAAGTGCCATTGGGTATCCCCAATAGTCTACATACTCCTTAATTGCTGGTGCTAATACTTCAGATCTAAATCTTTTAGTATAGTCATCGAGTGCCCATTCTTGATATGGAGTTCTTTCAATAATCTTATTATTATCGTCAAACTTCCAGGCACCTTTAGTAGTAGGTTTTTTAAGATATGCCCATAGAAGATCCATATGATCTTTATTTAATTTCCACTTAAGTATTCCAGGATTAATACGAGGTGAGAACTCATACCTATAGGTCATGATTATTTTTTAAAGTAATCGGGGATGTCTCCAATTTGATCAGCACACAAATTGGCACTGACACCAACAATTGTTGCGCCAGGATTTTTCTCTAGAGCAATCACTCTAGCATCCTGGAAGTCTGCTGCTTGACACTCCTCCTTCCAGAGTTTGCCCGCCTTGTAGAGTGAGACTTCTATTTTCATAGTTCATTAAAAGTAGTTCTTTACGTTCTTTTTGATCACTCATGTAATCACCAACAGATCTCATAGTATATGTGAGATCAAACTCTCCAGTTCTCCATTTAGAATCGATAAAACGATCTTTAACAAGTTGATCAGAATTATAACTGATCATCATGTCTGTAGAAGAGTTACTACAGTCTTCTGCAAATTTATCATGATCAAATCCTTTGTGCATCCCACCCTTTTTACCATACAAATTATCTTTAATATCATATGGAGGATCAAGATAAACAAACACACCAGATCGATCAGAAGATTCATCTAGAATCTGATCATATGAATAATTGGTGATCTTCCAATTATGTATAAGTTGTTGATATCCAGTCAATTTAAGGATACCCTTCATAGAGAAATTATTATCAGATGCTTGTGGAGAGAACGATGATGATTCACTCAAACCAGAAAAAGAACACTTATTAACAATATAGAAAGAGATTGCTGTCCACAAAGGTTCGGACAGATCGGTGGCAAGATACTCTTTAGATGCTAGGAAAATTCCCTTTGCAGAACCCCTATCAGGATAACGAGACTTGAGTTCATTAAGTTTCTCTTGCATCTGGCGTCCATTAGTTTGGAGTTGCTGCCAGAAGGTTGCTAAAGGTGGATGAAGATCATTTACCCAGATCTTCAGATGAGGATACTTCTTAGTGATGTGTAGGGCAACACTGCCACCACCAATAAATGGCTCATGGTACTCCTTATAATCCCTGAGATCAGGGAAGTAAGGATCCATCTTTTTACATGCCCTGGACTTGCCTCCAGGGTAGCGGAGAGGAGTCTTAAAACTTTTCATTAAAGAATCTCTTGCAGGTTATCGAGGATCTCTGCAGAAGTAATACTCTTCTTTGCAGGTTTAATGTCCTTGGCAAGGATAGTGAAGTCTCCTGGGAGAAACTTGACCTTGGCAGTAGGAGATTTGGGGGTGTAGTAAATACGCTTTTCTACTGTGTCCCAATCAGTAATGCCAATTGCCATGGATCCAGTGTCTACCAGAAGCATGTAGTCAAACGTTTTCTCAATCACTTTGTTGTCGCCTTGGAAGTTCTTAAGAACGATGGATGAGGTAGACCCATTCTTGTTGAACATCTTGAGTTTACCCTTCATCTCATAGTTAATGTTGTCTTCAGAGACAAAATCAACTCCATCTTTGAAGTCTCCAACATACTCAAGCTGACCATCACTCCACTTGGCAAAGGACTTCTCCTGCAACCAGGTACGGATAGTTTTAAATGCATTGGACTTCATCTCTTTGGTATTGGTAGCGTTCACACAACCAAAGAACTCTTCAAGATTGATGCGATCAATGTTAATCATAATAAAATAAAAGACTCAGAGAGCGAGTTTTTTGTTAGGAGCAATGATGGGACTGAACATAGACTGATATTCAGTCACGATCTGGTCCTGTGCTTCTGCAATGTACATTACAAACTTTTTGTCGATTGTCAACTCCTTTACCTCTTTACTAAGAAGTGGAGACCAGGGAGCAAAACCAATCTGACCATTGCCAGCAGGAACTGCAACAATTGCATTAGAGAAAGTAACCGAATCATCGGTCTCACTTAGAACCTCACAGATGACATCTTCACCAGAGGTGGTACGGACAAGTTTAACGTTCATTTGTAGTCTTTAAGATCAGTGGACAAAAGAGTATTAAAAAACTCAGTAAGTTGTAGGGTGCTTGCTGCCATTACACGGTATCCAGTACCAACATAGATCTGTCCAATGAGGACGCAAGCAGTCATAATAGACCAGAAGTAATAGTACATTCTGGATTTTGTCTGTCTAGGTTTTTTCATTTGAATTCACATTCACACATAATTTCAGTCAACGCCGCCAAAAGATTAATCTCTTGATCGGCAACGAAGGCAACCTGATACTGATACTTAGCAATAATGAGCACAGCAGCAGGAATGGTAGAAGGGACCAAGGATTCGTAACAAGCATCGTAAATACGACGCAGAAGTACACTAGAATCATTGTCCAGATTATTGACGACCCATTTACGTACTTCAGGGAAGTTCTTCTCCTTAAGTTTTTTAACAAGGTCATTCGTCTTGACATCTGCAAAAGACGCCAGAATCGCGGAGTCGATTTTTCCACCCGCCGAGTAACGTTGACATTCATTTAAAACTCTCCTCCAATCAGGGAAGTGTTTATTAATAAGTTCTACCAGGACCTTGTTATCATATTCAATACTCTCTGCATCCAGGATTTTTTGGAGGCGGCCAAAGAACTTGGATGCCATCTCTGGACGCTTGCTTGCTGGTATTGAGAACTCAACCACTGCACATCGGGAGTGGAGGGGTTCAATGATTTTGTTTTTGTAGTTACAGGTAAAGATGAACCTACAGTTGCCAGCAAACTCCTCAGTAAACGCCCGTAGGAGGAGTTGTACGTCATGGGTTGTGTTATCTGCCTCATCAATGATGATGACTTTATGTTTAGCAGTTGACGTAAGCGATACGGTCGAAGCGAAGTTTTTCGCATTGTTTCTGACAGTATCGAGGAATCGACCTTCGTCGGATCCGTTGATGACATAAACGTCTACTCCTAGTTCATTACAAAGTGCTTTAGCAATCGTTGTCTTACCACACCCAGCAGGTCCAGCAAGAAGAAGATTGGGAACTTCGCCCTTTGACAAGAATTCCACAAAGGTCTTCTTGATTTCATTGGGGAGAATACAATCTTCAATTGTTTTGGGTCGATACTTCTCAACCCAAAGGAATTCGTCACGAGTCATATCCAATCTTGTTTTTTGGATCAGTAATAAAGAGAATAAAGCATAAACCCAGATGTGGATGAACCAAACACTTAGATAGAAGTAGGAGGGTCATCGCTTGGGTTATGTTCATTGTACCAGTTTTGACATTGAAATTGCCAGTAGGAATGATAGCATGATCACTACATCCCAGGCTTTTGTTTTTGCAAAATACGGAATAGAGATCAGATCAGCAATGAAGTTGATGATCACACCCGTAAGAACATTGACATGGAGGATAATGAAATAGGCAGCAATGACACCAATGCTGCCCACAATCCTCATCAACGTAAGAGTACGCATTAGAAGTTAGAATCAGGTTCCAGAGCAATATAATAGGTCAGATCATAGTCAGTGTTGACAAACTTTGACAAAAGTTTACTGGAGATGCTGACGTTGTAATCACCAGGAATAACCTTGATGTTCTCAACTTTAAAATGGAAGCAGAACTCTTCATTAGTCTCACCAACAATAACTTGAAAGTCATTGGAAGTATCATTCTTCTTGTCATGAACAACAAGTTTAACAACTCCTGCCTCACCGACAACGGAGAGATCAGGAAGCTGGAATGCCAAAACTGCCTTACGAATCTTCTCAAGTTGCTCTGCAGCCAATTCAAACTCAACATCCATTGTGGGAAGAGTTAGAGACTTCTCAGGGGGTACTACGATTACACTGGGGTCAGCGAAGAAGTACTTAGAGCGAGTCTTGCCTTCACGAATGACAACGTGCCCATCATTACCAAAATCAAGTTCTGGTTGGTTGTGCAGGTACATACCCCGAAGGAACTGAGTCAAATCATAGATTGCAAAGTCTTTAGGGAACTCTTCTTGAACCTCTGCTTCTGCCATGATGTTCTTCATCACAGAGATAGTGCGGAGCTTGTTGCCTTTTTTGAACAAGATGGACTGATTGATGTCCGAGAAGTTCTTCAGAAGGTTGATTGTCTTATCAGAAAGTTTCATAGGTTCCCTTAATTTCATTATGCAGTCCAGAGAAGTGGTAGAGAAGAATGCAATAGTGAATTGCTTTTAGAATGTCTTGCTTTGACTTACCGTTCTTCTTACCAAATCGAGACAGGTATTTGATTGCATTAGATCGACAGAAGGGTTCTGAATCACCAATGCTCTCAATCAAGTCAAGAGTCTGGGTTTTAGATTCTTGAGAGGTGTAGTGAGATTTATATGTTGAAGAGAGATACTCACGAATCTCTTTCATAGTCTTATCTTCTTCGTACTTCCAAAAACCATTGGTCGTAAGTTGATCAAGGTTCAAATCAATTTTGTCTTCAGGTTCCATAGTAAGGTTGAATGAAATAGTGTCTGGTGCCATAGCACCAGGATTACCAGTCAAACTGAACCCATCTTCCTCCCAGAAGTCTTGATTAGATGTGCTGAAAGGATTGGGTCTGTCACTGCCATTACGATCATAGTCGTAATAATAATCGGAATGCTTTACTTGATCCATTACAAAGTAGCGGGGGTCATGAGGCATAGTTATCAGTTATCATTATATCAGGATCCAATCTCTTGGTCAATGTATACCTTCTCACCAGTAGCAGTCAGGTCAAAGTCAGCATCAACTTTGTCGTAGAGTTCCAGAAATGCTTGCTTGGTATCTTCATCAAATCGATTGATACAAACTTGCATTGCCTTCTCTTTATTGCCAAAGATCTCATATGCCTTAACAATGTGAACCAGACGACGGGTGCTGATGATCTCTTCAATACCACCATCATAGAAGGTCTTACGGATAATGTCTGCCCAATCTACAAGACGTTGGCAGAAGTCATCATCACCACAAATCTTGGAGAGAATGTTCTTCTCAACAGAGACCGTAGGATAAGACTGCTCAAACGTCACTGGGAATCGCTCAAGGAATGCTTCATTGAGAACATTGGTTCCAATGAATCGTCCATCATCACTACCCTTACCCTTAGTGTTGGCAGTTGCAATGACGTTGAACCCAGCGGTAGGTTGAACAAACTTACCAATCTTCTTCAAGAACACACCCTTACCTTCAAGGATGGACTGGAGGCATAGAATTTTGTTGGAAGCAAGGTCAATTTCATCGAGTAGCAGGATTGCTCCTCGTTCGAGTGCTTCAACGACAGGTCCATTATGCCAAACAGTTGCCCCATCGATAAGACGGAAGCCACCAATAAGATCGTCTTCATCAGTTTCAATAGTGATATTTACGCGGATGAGTTCCCGACCCAAAGCTGCACACGCTTGCTCAACTGAGAGCGTTTTACCATTGCCAGAGAGTCCAGTAATGAACGTTGGATAGAATAGATGGGACTGAATAATTTTTTTAATATCAGCGAAGTTACCAAACTTGACGAAGGAATC